CCGGGAGTGTCGGTCGGGGCGGTGGCTTTTTCATTTGTCGGGGTAGAGCAGCTGGTAGCTCGCCTGGCTCATAACCAGGAGGTCGCAGGTTCGAGTCCTGCCCCCGCAACCAGACAGCGAGGTGCCGTCATGCACCGGAGACAGGGGACAACGATGAAGCTGGGCGACCTGACCGGGTATGCCGAATCGACCGTGGCCGCAGTTGCCAACAAGGTCAGCTACGCGGGCGCTGGCGCCGCGGTGTACGGCGGCCTATCGGCAAATGAAGTGGCCGCGATCGGTGGGCTCGTGGTCGCGATGTTCAGCGTGCTGATCCAGTGGTTCTACAAGGCGCGCGCTGACCGTCGTGCCGTCGAACTCCATCGCGCTCGATTGGCGCGCGCCCACGAAGAGGAAGAGGAAGCATGAAAGCCAAGCTGATCGGCGGGCTGCTGGTGTTGGCCGGCGGCGGTACGCTGCTCGTGGCGTCGGACAGGCTGGATGGCTTCCTCGGCGGTTGGGAAGGTGAAGGCCAGAACCGCGTCTACGCCGACAAGCTGGCACGCGGCCTGCCGACAGTCTGCAAGGGCCTGACCAGGCATATCACCGATACGCCAATCGTGGTCGGCGAGATTTGGCCCGAGGCGAAGTGCGAGGGCGAGGAACGCAAGGCGCTGACGAAGGTCCAGCTCCAGCTCATCGAGTGCTTCGACCAGGACCCGCCGCAGTCGGTGTTTGATGCGGCCACGTCACACGCCTGGAACGTGGGCGTGCTGTCCACCTGCCAAAGCGGCGCGATGCGCGCCTGGCAGGCCGAGCTCTGGCAGCTCGGATGCCAGCGAATCTACATGCAGGACACCGGCCGCCCGGCCTGGAGCTACGTCAAGACTGGCCGGAGGCTGGCGAACGGCATGCCCGAATACAAGTTCGTGCAGGGCCTGGCGAACCGCCGGCGCGCGGAATACGACCTGTGCGTGGAGGACCTGCAGTGAAGCGTTTCGCTGCGGGCGTCCTCGTTGGCATCGCGATCGTCGTGGGCGTGCTGTTCTTCTGGGCGTGGTGGATGACGGCGCCGTTTCGCTGATGGACCGTCGCTTCCAGTCCCGCAAGTTCATCTTGGCATGTGCCGGATGGTTGGCTGGGGTCGTGTTCTTTGCCCTGGGCAGGCTGGATGCAGCCCAGTGGATGAGCCAGTCGGCTTGGGTGCTGGGTCTGTACCTGGGCGCAAATGTGGCCGACCAAGCGGTCACCAAGAACTGAGGTCAATGGGATGAATCCCTTCATGATTCCTGTGCTGGACACCACCAGCAAATGGATTCTCAAGGCTTGCGCGATCCTCGCGCTGCTGACGATCGCCGCACTGCTAGTCTTCAACTGGGGGCACGCGCGCGGGGTGCAATCAATGCGCGCGCCACTGGCCGAGGCGCGGGCCGCTTCGGCAGATGCCAAGGCTGCACACCAGCTGGACCTTGCGCGACATGCACAGGTTCTGCGGGAACAAGCGGAGCGGGCTGCCCACGTTGCCGACTTGGCACGGGTCGCGCAGACCACCTACATCGAGGACCGGGCCGCAGCGGCCCGCAAGCACGAACAGGAGCTGGCTCATGCCATCGCTGAAAAGGAACGCCTCATTGCTGGTCATCGCGCTGGCTCTGTGCAGTTGCAACCGTGGTGGGAATGTCCGTCCGTCCTGCCCGCCGTCGGTGGTGTACTCGGCGCCGGAACTGCCGGCAGTGGACCCGAAGCTGATGCAGGCGCCGTCCTTCGGGCAGCGAGCCTTGCAGAGGGGGTTCAGGACGGCCTCGCCGCCGACGCGTGGATCCACAACCTCCAATCCGAACTGACCGCTACCCGCAAGGCGTGCCAGGCGGTGCAACAGGTGGGAGCGTGGTGATGGGGCGGTTGACCTCTGCGGATGTGGATGCAGCGATCGTGCGTGCCGAGTACACGGTGTTGCCCGACGGCTATTCCACCGCGTGCACGCTGTTCCTGGACAACGGGCGTGTCGTGCATGGGATCGGTTCGGGTCCGCTGCTCGCAGCAGAGCACGTCGAGACCACACGTGAGTGCGCGTTCGCCATCGCGCGCCGTGAGGTCTGGGCGTTCCTGCAATTCCGACACGCGGACCGAGCACTGGCGGCACGCGGCGCGCCGTGATGTTCCACATTCACCAACCTGAACGAGAGGGGTTCCACGGGGCCCCTGGCGGTCAGCGGGGCAACCGCGGGGGAACAGGGCCGCGGTAACCGGCAGTTTTTCGGCGCCAAAGTGCTCCACCACAGGTGGCGCTCCAAGGCTGATTTTCACGGGTATGAGGGGTGTGCACGCTGTGCATTGACCGACATGGGCGACGTTCGCGACTTCCAGCCAGGCTGGTCCATCGCCAGGCTGGCGGACGAGTTCGGGATTGACCGACGGACGGCAACCAAGCGCATCCGCGAGGGTGGGGTTCCGCCGCTGGGCAAGCGCGGTGGCAATGACGTCTACCGATTGGCGGACGTGGCCGGCGTGCTCGTCGGAGGGTTCGGTGCAGTGGGGCCCGGTGCGGTGGTGGATCCGCGCGACCTTCCTCCCACGGAGCGTCGTGCCTGGTTCCAATCCGAGAACGAACGCCTCGCCGCGGAACAGACGATCGGCACGCTGGTGCCGGCGGCAGAGGTCGAAAGCGACTATGCGGCGCTGGTCAAGCTGGTGGTGCAGTTCTTCGACACCTTGCCGGACGTGCTTGAGCGCGACTGCGAGTTGACGCCGGCGCAGGTTGTGCGTGTCCAGGAAGCATGCGATGCCGTCCGGCAGAAGATGTACGACAGCGTGATGGACGATGGCATACGCGACCGCGCGTGACATTCGCCGCGACGTCGCGGCGATGCTGCAACCCCCACGTCGAGTGAGGGTGAGCGAAGGGGCCAGAGCTCTTCAGATCGTCAAGCCGTCCGGGAACATCGGAAGTTGGGACCCGTCGATCACGCCGTACATGGTCGAACCGCTGGACACGACCGCCAGCCGGCTCTACGAGGCGGTCGTGTTCGTCGGGCCAGCGCGCTCAGGGAAGACCATTGCGCTGATTGATGGTCGGTTGACCTACACCATCACCTGCCATCCTGCCGACTCGCTGATCGTCCAGACGAATCAGGAGCAGGCCGAGGACTACAGCAAGACGCGGATCTCGCCGGCAATCCGGGCGAGCCCATTGCTTGCGAGCCAGCTCAGCCCGCGCGCTCATGATGACAATGTCCGCCTGAAGTTCTTTCGGTCGGGCATGTCGCTGCGGTTCGGCTGGCCGACAATCTCCACGCTCTCGGGCAAGGACATCCACGACGTCCTGATGACGGACGTGGACAACTTCACCGGCGACTTGAGCATCGACGAGGCCTTCGGCCTGGCGCTCAAGCGGATCCAGACGTTCATGTCGGCCGGGATCTGCGTTGCAGAATCCAGTCCAGCGAAGGACTACACGGACGGAAAGTGGAAGGCACGGACCCCGCACGAGGCGCCGCCGGCGCCGGGCATTCTTGCCCTCTACAACGGCGGCGATCGGCATCGGTGGTATTGGCCCTGCGTGGAGTGCGGCATGTACTTCCAGGCGGCCCCTGGCCTGGACCTGTTCCTGCTGCCGCCACTGGAGGAACTGATCGAGCGTGTGAAGGTGGACGAACCGCTGCAGCTCGCCGAGCGGTTCTCGATCCTCTATTGCCCTCACTGCAAGACCGGCCTGGAGCACCGCCACAAGAAGGACATGAATGCTCGCGGTCGCTGGGTGGCGGATGGCCAGGTCATCTTTCCGGACGGCACGCTCGAAGGCGATCGCATCCGCTCCAAGACCGCCAGCTATTGGCTTGGGGGCGTGGCCGCGGCGTACCAGTCATGGGCGTCCCTGTTGGAGCGCTACTTCAAGGCGTTGAGGGCATACGCCACGACCGGCGACGAGAAGTCGCTGAAGTCGACGACCAACGTTGACCAGGCCATGCCGTACCTGCCGATGGCGGCCCGGCAGGAGGTCAATCCGACGGACATGCAGGACCGCGCCGAAGATTGGACATTCGGCTATGTCCCACTGGGCGTGCGCTTCCTGACTGCCACGGTCGACGTGCAGGGCAATCGATTCGTCGTCCTGGTGTTGGGATGGGGCGTTGGTCCAAGCGGTGCGCTGGAGCGCTGGGTGGTCGATTGGTTCACCCTGCGCACGTCGCGTCGGCCGGACGGCTCGGGCGGCTTCTTGGGCCTGGAGCCAGCGGCCTACTTGGAGGATTGGGAACGCCTGGTCGACAAGGTGATCAAGCGCCGCTATCCGCTGGCGGATGGCACCGGCCGCACGATGCCTGTTCGCGCGGTCGGTATCGACTGGGGCGGCAAGGCCGGCACCGCGCCGCGCGCGCTGGAGTTCTGGCGCTCGCTGCGAGCGCGGCGCCTTCACTGGCGGGTGCGACTGGTGAAAGGCGACCCGGCGCGCAATGCACCACTGGTGCGGGAAACCTTCCCTGACTCCAGTAAGCGCAAGGACCGAAACTCCGGGTCAACGGGTGACGTGCCGCAGTTGTTGCTCAACGTCAACCAGATCAAGGACATGGTCCACGCCAACACCAGCCGAGTGGAGCCAGGGCCAGGCTATTACCACTTCCCCACCTGGCTCCCGTCGTCGTTCTATGACGAGTTGACGGCCGAGACCCGAACGGAGAAGGGTTGGCAGAACCTTGGCGGCCACCGCAATGAGGCGACCGACCTCACCGGCTACAACGAAGCGATCGCCCTGTGGCTGCGCGTGCCCGCCATCAACTGGGCCTCGCCGCCGGCTTGGGCGGCCAGCTGGGATACCAACCCCGACGTGATCGTCGGCGAACTACCACCGCCACCGAAGCCTCGCGTCCAGCGCAGGCGTGTGGCCCGCAGCAAGTATCTGACGAGGTAAGCATGGCATTCACGCAGGAGCAGGTGACCGCGCTCGAAGGCGCGATCGCCGAGGGTACGCTGCGCGTCAAATACGCCGACCGGGAGGTGACGTATCAGAGCCTGGACGCGATGCGGCGCCTGCTGGTGCAGATGCGTGCCGAGGTCGCCAATCCACCTGGCCAGCCGCGCCCGCGGCGCCGGGGGCTCATCCGCTTGACCCAAACGGGTAGCGGGCGATGATCGCCGAGAACATCGGCATGCAGGCGCCTTTCCAGGCGTCGGGCCACGGCCGCCGTCTTAAGCTCTTCGTGGTGCCCAACTCAGGGCCCAACACGTCCCAGCTCTACGGCAAGAGCACGGTCCTGGCCCGCGCGCGACACCTGTCGCGCAACGACCCCTGGGCTGTCAGTGCGCTCAACAAGGGCGTGTCCAACGGCATCGCCACTGGCATCCAAGCAAAGCCGATCTGGGGCGACGCCGAGCACAAGGCGAGCGTCAACCGCTGGTGGAAGGCGTGGACGAAGTACGCCGACGCCGACTGCGTGCTGACGTGGGAAGGCCTGCAGGCTCTGGGCTGGCGCGAGTGGAAGGAGGCCGGCGAGGTTTTCATCCGCCTGCGCTTCCGGCGGTTCGCCGACGGCCTGCCGGTTCCGCTTCAGGTCCAGATCATCGAAGCCGAGCAGTGCCCGCACACCTACTACGGGGCGGCGCCCAACGGCAACGTGATCCGCCGCGGCATCGAGTTCGACCGCATCGGCCGGCGCACAGCCTACTGGATGTATCGGGAGCACCCGGGTGACTTCGTGCCGGATGCCATCAACCCGGGCGACCTGGTGCGGATCCCCGCCGAGCAGATCAGCCACCTCTACCGGCCCACGCGCGCCGGCGAGCTGCGCGGCATGCCTGGATCGGCAGCCGTCATCCTGCGCATGTTCAACTTGGACCGCCTGGACGATGCGGTCCTGGAGCGCCAAGCGATCGCGAACCTGTTCGCGGCCTTCTACACACAGAAGGTGTCGGCAGATCCGCTTGATCCGAACGCCGGTGAGCCCGTCGTCACCGAGTCGATGAAGTCCGGCCAGGACGAAGATGGAACGCCAATCGCGGGGCTGGAACCGGGCACAGCTCAGGAGCTCCCGCCAGGCGTTGACGTCAAGTTCTCCACGCCGCCGGACGCGGGATCGAACTATGCCGAGTTTCTGCGCGGTCACCTGCTGGCCATCGCCGCAGCGCACGACGTCCCCTATGAGGTCCTGACCGGCGACCTGCGCAATATCTCTGACCGCGCGCTGCGGCTGATCCTCAACGAGT